AACAAGCTGCGCTCTTTGATGGCCTCAGACACATAGGTGCTGAGATTATTCCTCTTTACGATGTCCGCAAGAAGGACACCGCCGGAATAATTCTGAAATGGAGCTGCCATTTCTTATTCAGGAGTAAGGTTTGCGGTTCACAAGTCACGGACTTGTAGGCGTCCCACGGGGACTACTTACCTGCCTCTCTCCTGAGCACAGCTGCAAGATCGGGGTCGGAAGCATCCAAGGCCATTTGCCTTGTTAAGTTAATACTACCTTCTAACCAAGGATTAGCGATGCCCGCAGCGCCAGCTGTTGATGTATTTGGCTTTGCGCCCATTCCAGCTTGAGCGCTCGGCTTAAAGTGATGCTCATAAGAAGAGCCGGGATTTTTAAGCTTGGCCAGGTAGACATTGATGTCCTGTTCAATGCCGCCGTCTAAAACTTTGACGGTGCCATCGTCAGATTTCTTGAGACTGCCTTGAATCAATTGCAGCATCTGGTCTGAATTGATAGCTCCGGCTTGATTAATTGCTGAAAGTGCAGCGTTTTTCATCGCTGCTGTTTCGTTAGAAACTTGCAAGTTCTGCAGTTCTTGCTCTAACTCAGCAATGCGCTTGTCTTTTTCAATACCTGATTTGTTGGCCTCTTCCCAAAGAGGTTTCCACTGGCCTTGGTCTTCAAGGTTTTGACGGCGCTGATCGTCTTGTTTTTTGTAGACGTCATCAAGCTTGCCTTTGATGCCTTGAAACTTTTCCTCAGCCTCAACAGCACGCTTCTGAAGCGCTTGAATTTGCTGCTCGTAGGCAGACGCATCAACGCTGGCGGTAGTTTCAGTCTCAGCCACGGGCTGTTCAGGGGACGCCACAGGCGCCTCCTGGATGACTTGTTCTTCCATTACTAATCTTTAGTGGACTCGTCTACTTTACTAGACTTTGCCTTCTTAGCCCCCTTTTTGGGCTCAGGCATTGGGCACTCCTGATTCTTAGGAGGGTTAATTTCTTCAAAACGCATTCCCATGGGAATAAAAGCCGTTACTGCTCTACTGTACCGCTTTGCGGCGTTTCTGCCGAATTAGACAAAATCTCGCCCTGCACAAGCATGTCACGGAACTCTTCCCGATCAATAATCTTGTCCTCAAACAGCTGACCCATCGCTGCAATGTCTTGCCCAATCAGACGCTGCAAGTCGAAATCACGACTGATCTTGACTCTTGGCGCTTCAATATTCAAATAACTAGCCGCAAAGTCATAAGCTTTTTGTAGGCCAGATTCCAAGTCCATTGAAACCATCGCCAGCATTGAATTGGTATCAATGCGGTCTAAACGACGAGCATCTGCGGACTCTGCTACGAATTTTTGCTGGCTGAGCGTACTAATGCCCAAGCTAGCCATCTGTTGCTGAAGCTCGTTAATCTCCGCTGATTGCGCTTCAAAAGCGCTAGATGCCGGTTCCACGTAATAGACCTTGTTTCCCGGCTGTGTCGCCATCGCATAATTAACACTGACCGCCATATCCTTAGTCTGGTCATCCCAGCCCTCCAGGACAAGCATTGGCTGACTGGCGATATGCAAGCTATGGATTAAGTCAGCTTGGCGCTGATAATGAGCCAGGTTCAAATGAGCAATATCCAACAGTGGTGGCCTACTGGCCAATACATCAGTTTTGTTGGAATAAATCGTGACCAATGGCACCTGATTTAGCGAGAAAGTACCCGAATCAACCAGCTCGTACTCTTCTGTAGCGTCGGACTGATCGAAGGAAGCGGGGTATGGGTATGGCCCTTCCATTTCTTTTTTTTGTTCCTCTTGCCTAAATACCCGATAACGGCCTGGCTCAATGACACGGATCTGGTCATAAACTTTTTCTCCAAATTCACCGTCTGAAACGACAGCTTTTTCACCAATACGGACTTGCGTTAAATTGCCATAATTTGATTCGCGGTCTAAACGCCAGCCATACACATTAGTTGGATCAACTTCTATCCAGTAAGGACGGCGGTTTTGAGCACGCTCTTCAGCCAAGCTACGGGCTCCAGATGGAGCGGGGAAATCAACCAACGTATGGCAGTGACCATAAGTCAAAGCACACGCCAGAAGCCTGCGAGCGTACTCCTCAATATCTGATCCACAGCCATCAACATCTTTATTGAAGACGTCTGTCCAGTAAGGATCGCCTTCTATATTGATTGGCTTACGCAAAATCAAGCCAGTTGCTGCTCGAATTAGACGTTGCGTATAAGGCGTAAATACAGAGCGGTTTACTCGCGCTAAATATGCTGTGTAGTCCTCACGAGGCTCAAGGGGTAAAAATGTTTCACTATTGGCCCGCAAATAGTCCGTGCCGGACGTAACGGCTTTCATGATCTCCCAGCCTTTCATCTGGTCGATCACCGCTCTGGTGCGAACAAATGGACTGTCAACGCTTCCCATGTAGGAACTGCTGACCAGATGAGTCTTAACGAGCCCTGGAACGGAGTAAGTCATGTCACCATTTTACTTTGTCAGCCCAATATGCGGCACTCATCCTGCCCTTAGCAATGTTCTTTGCGTGCCGTGCCTTAAAGCTAGCTCTTTTCTGTTTCATTGCTTTGCTTTCGCCAGGTTTTGGCTTGCCAGCAGTCTTTGCACCCTGCTGACCAAAACGAATCAATTTCACCTCATCGCCTTCTTTGGCCAAAACAACATGGCTCTTTTCTGAATGCCCTGGGGTGCGCTTAGGTTTATTAAACCCTTCAAGGCCATAGCGCTCTAAGCGGGGGTCTTTTTTCTTAGCCATCAGTTCCCTCTCCCCCGAGCTTTCTTATAAATGTCTGAATCGGCCTTTCGAGCTCCACCTTTGCCGCTCATATAACTATTGACACGTCCCATCGCCCAAGCGGCCATAGAAACGTTCCTAGAACCGCTTGAAAGGTAAGCTCCTTGACCACGCCTATAAACACGAGCAAGCTCGCCATAGCTAAAACGTGTTCCTTCAGCCTTTTCTTTTAGGGCCTTTTTTGTTTTTTCGTTTAGTGGCTTTGCGGGCATCCTGAGCACTCCGGGAACGGCTAACAGCTTTAACGTCGATATTCTCGCCCCGCTTGTACTTTCCTGCTGTGTCCTTGATCTCAGCCGCCTTGGCGGCTCGATTTTTTGAACCAGAAAGGTACTTCTGGGCTACTCCAGTCTTAGAGTCTTTGCGGGTTTTGCGGAATTTACGCTCAGCCATCACATTTTCTTAGAGCCCTTTTTCATGCCCTTTTTCTTCTTGGGTGGACGGCCCTTTTGTGTGCCGTAAGTTCCAGCTCCCTTAGGCATGACGCAAAATGCGATTTCAACCCATTCTAACCGCTACCTTTTTTTCTTACTAGCTTGCTTTTTGCTTTTACCCTTGCGGACAGCTTTCATATAGCCTTCGCAGCGCTTAGTCGCATTGCTTTTCTTGTCTGCCACAAAAATTCCGCAATTTTGGCCATTGTAACCAGTGCAGCTACACCTAAATCAATAGAGCCTGTAGCTGGTAGCACCTAGCGTTTCTGGCTTGGCCAAGTTGAACTGCTGTAAACACAAATACCCAAACGCATCAAAAGCATGGTCCACTCCCAAATTTTTATTGGGTAGCCCAGTCCCTGGTGCGTAAGTCAATGTTCGCAATGACTTGATCAGCTGCTTGCAACGCGGATGAATCAATACCCTTCGCTCGCCAGTCGCATCTAGTAATCCCGTGTTAACAGCTGTGATCTTGTCCCGGATCTTCCATGCAGATCGTGGTGATTGCACCGTAAAACCACTCTTTCGCAAAATTGCATGGTCAGTAACCCCAACACCACTCGTCTTTCGAGCGCTGCCTGTTGGGTCGGGACATGCAATGACCCTTCGCTCTACGCCATATCGACGGGTAACCTCCTCGGCAAAATCCCAAGTGGTAGCCCCTCCTGTAAGCATGATCTCGTCAAACACATATAGGTTGGTGCCGTCTTTGACTGCCACAATCCCGCTCATTGGATCAACGTTAAAGTCCACTCCCAACAACAATGGCTGGATTGATATGTCCCTTGAATCCGTAGATATGTTCTCGTCCGAAAAGCTAATGGCCACCAAACCACTTAGATTCTCGAAGCTAGCCTCAAATTCTTGACGGAATGTTCGTTGGTCTAGTTGGGTACGAGCTGCTTCAACTTCATTCGCGCTGACGTTACCCCCGTCAATCGTCGTAAAACTCCATCGCTGCCACAATGCCGTTGGGTCTTCTTCGACATAACACCACAAGTCATAAAACCAACTAGCTGTACCGTCAGGCGTTGAAATAAATAGCGCCCAGCCTTCTTTATCCGCTAAAGCAGGTCGAATTACTTCAAACCATACGTCCGAATCCATGAAGGCGGCTTCGTCAAGGACTACACCGCTCAAACTGCGGCCACGTAGCGCCATTGCGTTTTCGGTTCCCTTCAATTCAATGGTGGAACCGTTGATTAGTTCGATGCGGAGGTCGGTTTCGTTTTTGGAATGGATCCAAACTTTCGGAACAAGCTTTTTTAAGACACGCCAAGCGATGTCTTTCGCCATTCGGTACGTCGGAGCGCAGTAAAAAAAGGTCTCGCCTGGACGATTGATCGCTCCACGCAGCAATTCAACGCAAGCAAGGTAGGACTTGCCGAAGCGGCGGCCTGCGACAAGGACTCGGAAACGTTTATCGCAAGAAAATACTTCGCCTTGCGCCCAGCGAAGTTCTATTGGTGCAGATTTTTGGCTCATGCCTATCACAATACAGAGGTTTTCAACCCCTACCCCCGTGCAAATAGGGTCTGTGGGCGGTTATTATCGAAAAAACGGTCGAACATACGTGGACAACGACAAGCGCACCACACAAGCCAAAGAAGACAGGGTGAGAAGGCTGTATCGGAGGCAGTTGGATGGGTTGTCAGCTAGAGCACTGGTTTATGACCATGCAGAGAAGGAGCAAGTTTCCATTGAAACTGCTTGGCGTGATTGGCGGGCGGTAAAACTGATTGTTGATGAGGATTGGCAGTCTGATCGCGAAAATATGCTGGCAAGGCTGCAGCACATGCGGACCAAGCTGTTTCATCAAGCTCTCAAGAAAGGTCAGCTGCAAACCGCTAGCCAGGTTTTGGACTCCATTGGACGGGTCATTGGTGAGTCCACTGAAGTGGTCAATATCCAAGCGCCTGATCTGACCATCAAAATTCAAGATAAAGCCGGTTAGTACAAACGTATCTTTTTAACCCCTGCCCCCGGCCTGACAGCTAGGGGGCTTTTTTTAGCACACGAGTGCTAATTGGCGCAGATATGTGCAGGTTACGTGCTCTCTGCATGCGCTCTTGCAGTTTGCTACCCGTCCCCCTAGTTGATAGTACAAACAGACTAACCATGTAGCAAATGTTCAGAAGGTGCCGGCTGAGGCTAGGTGTAAAAAGTTACGTGACTTTGTAGCTTGGATCCTTCTAGATTACTAAACGACATGCTAGGATAGACTCTAGTCGAGTTCTGACAGCAAAATTCAGCAGGCAGCAGGTAGGCCGGGCTCATCCCGTCCCGCCACTACCCAACGAAGCAGCCGAAACAATTTTTCAGCAGCTGTCAGGCAAGACACAAAAAAAC